ATAGTTTGGGTCAAATGTAAACAATTATTTTATTTTATTTATTTTCACAATTAGGTGAATTAAACGTTTACATTACGCCCAAAGTATGATATAATATAGATGTCACCGGGGAGGTAAGGGGTATACAACAATTAATGTATGGTTATCTCATCTATTGATGGTTCTTCTTCGTTCCACTCATCATCACCAGTATCAACCATTGTATTATCATAATCATATTGATCATATCCATCATTAATCTCAGCAGCCATAATATCCTGACATGAATACTTAATGAATGATTCTTTAGTCTCATCTACAACTTCAGTATGATTAATCACAAACCTTTTCATGATCTTAAACATCTTCTTGTCAGAGAAAGGAAACCAATCACTAAAAGTCCATGTACCATCAGAAGCACATCGTACGACCGCAGGTCGTTCAACAATAAATGCGTGTTCGCTTGAACTTTGAACATAACAAATAAGCTCTTCGCCGCTTGTTAGTTTAAAGTGTCTTATATCAATATCTTTAATAGATTCCATTTATATATTTATATCGTATATTTTATAGTCGAATTTCTCTTTACTATAAATTTTGATCCTCTCAGCTGCGTGTAATAATGTATAGTTCTTTTTAGTCTTCCAATGCAAATCGTCAGCAATATCAAATACCTTAGTAGTATCTATACCATCTGCAGACTTCCTTAATCCTCGCCCGATCGACTGTAATACTCTAATTTGAGATTTGCTTGGTGCAGCAAAGATAACGTTATGTAGACGCTTAATATTGATACCAGTAGAAAATGTACCCATACTAGCAACAATAATTGCGTTATCCTGAGTTTCAGTGATTGCCCTAATCTCTTCCCGAGCATCGACATCTGTTTCGCCAGATACATAAAATAGCCTCCTAGTATTTCTTGGTAACGCATCAAACTTACTCTTTAACATATCGTGTAATGGCTTACCATGCTTATCGACATATTGAAACAGTATTAAAGTATTACCTTCTTGGTCCATAGCTAAATTAGTTATGAAATTATTCCTAGGATTATACTTTACGATAAAGTCAAGCTCATCTTGGTACTTCATTTTTGATACAAGCTTACAGTATTCATCGCTGTATTTTAGCAATAAGATTTTGATATCTAACTGAGCAAGCGAACCCTCTTCCATTAACTTTTTAGTTGTGGTTACCTTATAGACCGGTCCAAACAAACCTTCTAAAACCAACTGATGTGTTTGAGATCCATCTAATGTACCGGTTGTGCCAAGTCTGTATTTAGCATTAACACATTTTTCTAATATAGAAGTTAATGATTTAGCTTTAAAGTTATGAGCTTCATCTCCAACAATCATACCATAATTTTGAAACCAGTTAGATGTTTCTTTATATATTGACTGCCACGTTGTAATAACAACCTGTTGCTTTATGTTATATTTTTCTTTACCAGAATAGATTTTATGACAATTTTCTTCAACACTCCAATCATCTGTCCGAGAATAATCAGCAAAATCTGAATACATTTGTTCAACTAACGAGGTCGTAGGGACGATCAGCAGTACGTTTCCTTGATTCATTTCTAAATGGTATCTAATGGCGAGATATATGATCAGACTCTTTCCGGAAGCCGTAGGGCTTAATAGTAACGCCTTTCTATGCTGTAGCGCCCTCGACAGTGCATCGAGCTGGTACGACCGGGGTGTTATACCTACTCCATTCACAGAGAGTGACAGACTGTTCAGAAAGGTTTCTATGTCATGCATCTCTTTAGTATCGGGCCTTCCATACATGGAATTGTCCTCTACGATGAGCTCATATCCCCTAACTTGGGCAAATTCTTTGATATATTCAAATAAACCACCATATATAGTCTTCTTACGGGCATCATATAGACGTATTTTGCCATCCCACATACGATTTTTGTATGCTGGCATGAACTTATACCCTTCTACAAAGAAGCAGAAGTGCTCAGACAATTCCATCTCTATCCCCGGTTCAGTCACAATATGGAGGAAGACTTCATTTTTCTTTTTGACTATTATTTTTTCCATTACATTCCGCTAGTGAATTTATTCCATTCAATGATATTCTTGATATTCTGATGACGCCACTTGACATTTTCCATTATCTCTTTTAACGTGTCTATCAGCTCTTGGGTATAATGCATTTTAGCTTGATGTTCTTGAATCAATGGATCAGCATCATACCACTTGTCCATATCACCTTTTAATACAGTAAGTCCATTCAATGGATCATATGACCAACCTTTAGCGTCTAATTCGACTTGGGTAAGTTTACCATTGTAATGCATAAATTTGTCTCTCAGTAATACTTTAAATTCAAGGTCTAATTTCTTGAATCTTAATTTATTAACTGAGTATAGTTCTAAGTACTTCGAATGAAGCTTTGCAGAATCTCGAGCAGACTTATCTAATTCGAGTTGATCAATTACTGAATCTTTCTTCCACATTTCAAGTATTGTTTCTAGGCTATTCATTATATCTCCATAGTATAAAATTATTTATATGTATACAGAAAGTACCCCAGAAAGGGGATTTTCTGTATACTTAATTTACTTCAAAGTACGTATATTTAAATGTTACGTCAGCTTGTAAATATTCAATATCAGTTTGTTGCGTTGAAAATTCAACAGCAGCTAAACTAGTTGGGAAGCAATCTCTAAACGTTACTTCCTTTGTTACGTTATTATGACTACTCAATATAGAAAGAGTAGCATCTGATTTAAATGACTCTCCCTTTTGAATTATATTATGCATCCAATTAAACATTTCGATATAGTTTTCCATATCTTCTGTTATATTAAATCGAATTGATAGATCCCCAAAAGAAATTCGATCACCAGTCATTCCCATATTCGATGTCTTATATGGCGTAGGCACTTCTGATAGAGATAAATCTGGAAGCGTTACTGATGTACAAAAATATTCCACGTTAGAATACTGAGTAGAATCGATTTTAAATTGAAACCCCACTGGGCTTAAAAAGTTTTTATTTGATGTAGTCATATATCTATTTATACTCTTTAAATGTTAGAATGTGCCATCCTTGGCCGGCTTACTCCTAAAACTTTACTTATTTAGCTTCGGTCTTTTCAACACCAGTCTTCTCGGCTACACCTTTAATTGTACCAGATACAACATCTAAAGCGCCAGTAGTAACTCCAGCAACGTCAGACGCAACACCACCAACAATATTCTTAGTGCCATCAATTACTGAGTCAACTGTATTACAACCAGCTAACAAAACTACTGTCATTAATGCAAAAATCTTATGCATGATAATCTCCTATCCTGTAATTCCGTCCTATGGGTCCATTTACCACTACTGCGGTACGTACCACTTGATACGCAGAACATCTTCCTTATATCTATTTATACACATAAAAAAAGGGCCCCGAAGGACCCTTTAAGATTAACCTAATTAAAGATTAAGCACTAGCCATGATACCGTCTACTCTAAAGATTCTAAAGTATGGGTTAGCACGATCAGCACCAACGGTTCCATCAGTAGCTACGAATGGGTTTGCAACCATACCGTATCTAGTTTTGAAGCCGATTCTTGGCTGGAAGTCTTGCTCGCCGATCGCTTTAACCATAGTTAAAGGAACGTATGGGCAGTAGAATACACCTGCGTCATATGGAGTAGTACCTCTATAACCTACACAAACGTAGTCGCCACTGGCATATGGATCAACATATACTTTAAACTTACCGTTAAGAACACCGGCAAAAGTATTACCAGTATCATCTACGTTAAGGTTAGTAGCAAGAGCGGGGCTGTAATCAAGCATACCAGAAGCAGCAAGTACAGAACCTACGTCAGAAGAACAGATAACATAGTTACCCTTGCCTCTGCGAGTCTCTTTAGCAATAACGTTAGCTTCACGTTCAATCTGTACGATCAAACCTTTAGCCTTCTCAGCCAACCAACGACCGTCTGAATCAGTATCCATATTGAAGATACCTTTAACAGAAGCAGAAGCCTGAAGAGCGCCTAGCTTAGCAGTACGGTTTACAGTTCTAACTACTTCTCTGTTGATTTCCGCGAGGATTTCAGAAGAAAGAATAGTAGCAAGTTCACCTTCAGCATCTAGACCGTGGATTGCTTTAAGATCTTGAGCAAGTTCCATAGTATATTCAGCTTTAAGAGCTCTTGACTTAGCAGTTACTGTAGCTTTCTCGATTGAGAACGCCATTTCACCGAATGAACCACCTGAACCGCCAGTACCCAATGCTTCAGAAGCAGCAGTACTAAGACCACCAGCATAATCGGAAACGATTTCGCCAGCAGTTTCACCAGTTGCCAAAGAACCATCACCATCATCGACAGCAGTTTCTAGACCAGAAGGACCAGCTTCTTGAGTAACACCAGTGTCACCAGAGAAAGCAGTGTTAGCTTCATCAAACAAAGCTTCAGCACCAACTTGACTTGTGTACTTGCTCTTCATAGCAAAGATTAGACCAGTAGGACCAGTCATAGGTTGAACACCAGCAATATCATAAGCGATAAGGTTAGGCATTGCACGTCTTACCAAAGAGATAAGAACGGGATTAAAACCGGCAACATTGCCACCAGTTGCGTTAGCCGGAGCATCTTCCCCAAGGAAGGTGTTAGACTTAGCAATGTGCTCTTCACGAGCAGCGATTTCTTGGTTTTCCAATAGTCTTGCAGTTACTGCTGCTTTATGACTATCTTGAATTGTAGGAACATCTGTGTGCTCGAGTACCGGGCTCCACTTTTCCATTAAGTTTTTGTCTGCGTTAAACATTTAAGTTTCTCCTATTAAGACGTTTATTTTTTGTACTTTGAGATAGCTGATGTATATCTAGCCATAGATTCACTGAGGTCATTTGTAATTTCGTCAGTACCAACCAATTTTTGAGCTTCATCTACTGATTCTTGAGCTTCAGATTTGAAGTATGATTCTTTAACAACATTAACTTTCATTTCGAAAGATTCTGCAGTATCAAAATCAATATCTTCTACCAAAGATGCAAGCTTTTCAGCTTCAGTCAATGCTAGCCCAGAAGAAGCATTTCGTACAATCTCAGCTCTTTCCAAACCGGAAACAGACTCAGTGAGTGCGATATTTTCTTCAACTGATTTATTTAGAGACTCTTCCAGCTCAGCAACTTGTTCGGCTAATTCGTCGATCATGTTAACTTTACCTTCTGGAATCTCAATGTAATGTTCTTTGAACACTGATTGTAGAGAAGTCATAAAGTCTTCAGCAATTTCAGTCCTAAGACCAGTTTCAACTGCTACTTTATTTTCATCCATCCAGTTACCAACCACGTAGTTGAGGTATGAATCTACCTTTTCTACTAGCTCGGACTTGATTTCAGTTACTTCTTCTTCAAGGTTTTGAACGTACTCAGACTCTAATCTCTCAATTTCTGCACTTACTTTGGACTTCAAAGCAGCTTCAAAAATGATTCCGGCTTTCGCTTGGAATCCGTCAGATAAAGTAGCTTCTTCAGCAACCAAACCATCTAAGTCCTCTTGGTAGTCAATGTGGCTAACGTCGACATCGACATCTTCCTTGGCTACTTTGGGGGCTTCAACGTCTGGAGCATTGATCACTTTATATACTTGAGCATAGATCTTCTGTGCACCTTCTTTTTTCGATTTCTTCAACATATCATTTACTGATGCCATAATAGCAGCTTTGGTTTTCGGCATTTCAACTACAGGCTCTTCGTCTTCGTCGTCTTCTTCATCAGAATTCTCCTTAACTTCTTCCTCTTCGTCTTCATCCTCATCCTCAGCGTCATCACTAGCTTCTACGATTTCTTCGTCTTGAACTTGTTCGTCTTCAACGAGCTCCTCGGTAGTAAGCTCTTCAGTTTCTGATACGTCTTCGACTAAATCGTTTTGCATTTCGTCATTAGACATAATTTATTCTCCTATTAAGAATTTACAAGTTTAGAGAGGAAATTCTTAAAAGCTTTAATCTCAATATCCGACGAACGCATACCTCGAGCTTCCTTGATTTCAGTCTCAATTTTTTCAACTTCTTGTGGACAAAGGACACCATTGTTCCATACCCAATCAACACCTTCCATAATTCCATTGACAAATGCCTCTGGAGCTGAAGGGTCTTGAACGATATCTATAGTAGACAACATAAAGTCATCTTTCACATACATGGCGCCGTTTTTGTTTACAAGACTTCCCATACCACGACTTGATACACCAAGCTTAACTCCGCCTTCTAACAAACCAGTTACGATATTGCCCATAGGAGTATTAAGAATTGATGCTTTTCCTATAACATTACTTCCGTCAAACCTGAGTTCGGTAATCTTATGTGAAACTTTATCTAAGTTAATGGAAGGACCTTCAGGGTGGTTTAATTCCCCAACGGCTCTTCCAGTACTTACTTGTTCTTTTACGTACTTTGCAACAGCAGCTTCTAATATACTTTTTTCATATATTCGACCGTTTCTATTTTTAGAATCAGCTTGCATAAAGATACCCTCAATTACGAGAGTCTTTTTACCATTGACTTTTTCTTCAATAACCTCTAGGTTACTGTCGTTATATTCTGCTATAAGTTTCATTTTACTTATTTCCTATTGCTCCGCTTTGGAGCTTTGTCTGTCTTGTAATGTAGATGCTACTTCAATCTTCTTAGCATCCATTGCAGCAGTCAACTTATCAGCCATAACACTATTAAAGTCCTTAGCCGCTTGAACATTGTCTCCGCCTTTTACATTATCAATCAAATCTATAATACTCATTATTTCCTTTCCTTTGTATATATTTATAATAATTTAATCTTCAAGATCGTCTTCATCTTCGATTTCACCAGAAGCTCTTTCAGCATCTATTTGCTTCTTAATTTGAGTAATCTCATCATCAGACTGTCTTAAAACTGTTTTACGAATCCATTCATTAGAAACGTATTTTCCAACGTATTCGTCCATTTGTGATAGCATTTCAAATCTTTCTCTTAGAATTTCAGCTTCTTTTAATTCACTAAAGTAATTATCTTCAATAAAATCAAAAGCAATATCTTCTTTAAACTTAGCCCAATCTTCTTTGGTTACAATACCCTTTAATAGACATTGCGTTCTGAGCAATTGTAAAAATAGATCACTAAATCTTTTTCTTAATCGATCTAAGAATTTCTTAAATTTAACTTCATCTCTAGAGATCTCTGTGGATCTACCTAAATTAAAACCAGACTCTTGTTCTAAACGATTAGCAGGAACGTTGAGCGACTTGTATAGTTTCTTTTGGAAGTATATGATGTCGTCAATTTGTCCGAGATTTTCTCCTCCTGGGAGGGTCGAAATTTCTGTACCTCTGCCACCTTCTCTACGCGGTAGGAAGAAGTCTTCGAGCATCGACATATGTTTACGGTCATCTTTAATATCTCCAGTACTGGCGTCATAAACCAATTTATTTCTATATTGACCCATGATGTTCTTCAAATATTCTTCAGCTTTACCTTTAGGGAGGTTACCTACGTCAATATAGAAGATACGTCTTTCTGGTGCTCTTGATATTCTATAGATTACCAATGAGTCTTCCATCATTCTTAACTGATTTGTTGGCTTAATAGCCTTTTGCAAATGCGATAAGATTCTTTTACGTGATGGATCTAACATACCCGAAGTACAATACGCAATTGAATCGGGGTGAATTTTTAATCCCTGGCTATTTCCAACCATATTTCCATCTTGGAATAAGAAGTACTCTTCTGACTTCTTAATTATATTGGCTCCAGTCTTAGGATCCTTTTCTTCTTGGATCTCTTTAATCTTTCTAAGCTTAGTTGGATCAATATATCTTAATTCTTGTATACCCTTTCTTGGGTTTGCATTATCAATAATAACATGATATGGTAATCTACCATCAACATACCATTTTCTAAATATATCATGAGAATACGCATTAAAATGTAATAAGGATATTACGTTTTCAAACTCTTCTTTAATAGCACCTTTAATCTTATCCGATGCCTTTAGTTCATCCATAATAATTTCAATAGGTGCTGATCTGTTATCACCTACAATCGCTTCATTTACAATATCTTCGATTGCTGCGTCGCATTCTGGATGTGATGCAATGTCCCTATACTTTAAAATAAGGTCCACTTCATTTTTAGCTGAGTCGCCATCAATATCAACGTACTGGCCAAAGTGACCACCGCTGTTAATAACTCCTACACCATCTTCGTCTGTACTGGGAACAAAAGAAGGAAGATCGGGTTCCTTTCCACCTTTTCTATTGATCTCAAAACCAAAAATTTCTGCCATTTTTATTTTACCTCAATATTATCGGAGGGGAGTTAGTCTCCCCTCGTCTAATATTATTTATACCCTTTAAGAAGTGGTACCAGACTCCCAATACTGAACTTGTAGCTCAACAGTAAATTCTTCAATCTGGTTTTCATTATCGTATGAAAT